CCCATAGTAGCCTTTTAAGGTTATTTGGCAATAAGTTTATCATTTAAACCGTAGTTCCACTAGCATTTTTCCAATTAGCACCATTCCACCAAATTGGTATTCCAAGGGTAGTGTCATAGTACAAATAGCCTACTGGTACAGGAGTCTGTAATGTGCTTACAGGTCTATTTCCAGTAACCCCAGAAGGTGGAATAGTAGCCCCTTGGGTAAAGTTATCTATTTGGTTAAAGTACAGCCGTAAAGCATTTAGTACTTGATCCTGATATTGCTGGGTATATTCAACTGGCGCAATAGGTAAGTTAGGAGCTTTAGAGGCCCGTAAAGTAATAACTTTTGCTGGCGTTGGAGCTGGGAAAGGACTAACAGCCATTATCTACGTCCATCTGGGCGAATGTCGATACGAGGGCTACCTAGCTGCCAAGCCACACCAAGGGTATTAGATTCAATCCTAAAGGCTAGTTGACGGCCTCTAAGACGGGTATAGACCTGACCAGCAAATTGCTGGACGTTATAAACTGACACTTTGCTATAGTCTTGTGCGCTTTGAACAGCAGGATTATCGGCTTGACCATAAGCTGTACCAGAGTTCACTCTTGGGCGAATAGTCATAGTTACAGTTGGCTGGTTAACATTAGAGCCGTTAAAGTTAACGTCAGGCAATATACGCCAAACAAAACCGAAGTTGTGTCCATCACCAATATCAAAATCAGAAGACTGAACATAAGAATCTATAGGTAAAGGAGTTGATCCTGATACATCATCTACACCAACTTCATGGTTTAAAAGCTGTCCTACACCGCCAGCAATAGTTATGCTTTCTGAAGCTACAGTCTGATTATAGTTAACTGTATAAGTTCCTACGCCACCAGACCCTGTAAGAAAAGAAGTAACTACTGTACCGCTTGAAATTCCAGATCCAACTAGTGAAGCATTAACAGTAATAGCCCCAGAAGATAAGTTGGAAACGGTAAGCGTAGTTCCTGATATAGATCCTGTAAATGCTGCACTAGGTGTATAAGCAGCAGCAATTGGGTATTGTTGAATACCCGTTCCAAGCCAGAAAGAACGGCTTAAATTACCGTAATACCAAACTCGATCTAAATAGTTGTAAATAACGTATTTATCAATTTGTGTACCACCGCTAGAGTTGCTGACGTAATACCACCAGACTTCGTTATAACCTTCATTTGCGCCAGCAAATATTTGATAAGCCTGATCTTGGTTAATATCGTCAAAAATGTACTGTCTTAATGAACAGGGTAGGGTTTCTACCCGTCCTGAGTACATATAGAACTTTTCATTACCCATCCAATAAGTGACGTTATTAACCGTAACCATTGCATTAGGAGACATAATGGAGATGTTATCCATCAATATTTGGAATCCCCAAACATATGGCGTACCAAGATATTGCATTGAATAAATAGCTGAATCAGTCCAAACAAGAATCTCTTGGCGGGTAGCTCTAGCTCCCATAATAAATGAACCATTAGTTAGTGGGAATTCACCTGATTGGTTAGTAACTGCAGGAACCCATTGATAAGGGTTAGCTTGGTCAGACCAGCGAACTAACATTGGGTTAAATGTGCCACTTGTATAAGAATTAGATCCAAATGCAATAACAAACTCTTGGATTGCTGAAGTAATGACTTGATATGTGGCTGATGGAACAGCTGATCCTGTATAGCTGGCATTGTTTGCCAAAGTAGTTAAAGATACCGCCCTAGTTCCTACGCCATTAGCATCTTGCCAATAGTAAATTGGTCCACCACGAGGCGCAATAACCAGGTCTGCACCAAAGTTATCATTAGACCAAAGCCTTAATTGATTGGCTATTCCAGAAGAAGCAGCTGTACCCCATCCACGAGTACCGTATTGAGGATAAGCAATAACTGCAGTACCACCCCCAGATCCTGTAGCAGTTGCAACAAATGAACTAGGAAGTGGAATACTATAAGTGCTGGCAGTTAAAGTGGTAATAGCAAAGGTATTATTTAGCATAGGTGCTGGAATACCATTAAATGTAGTAGCCCCTGAGAAAGCTACATATTGACCTGTTGCTGTAAATCCATGAGCTGGTTGAGAAACAATAACCGTTCCGCTATTACTGGTAGATGCGAATGGGTTAGTTCCTAAAGCAACTGGAATAGTAGGAGACCATGAACCAGCTCCCCATCCAGTACCAGACGTTTCTACATCCAAACCACTAGGATATTCGTATTGAACTATTACCGCAGATCCACCGCCAGTAGTTGTGGCGTTGGCTGTTGATGTAGCAGTAACTGAATATACAGTAGCACTACTAATTGAGGTAACTGTATATTCACCGCTAAGAGTTACACCAGCTACAGCTGTGGCTCCAGAAATAATGATGTAATCACCAATATTTGGACTATAAACGGTATCAGTAATTTTAAATATTGCAGAACCATTGGTAGATGCAATTGGACTAGCACCTAAAGTATTGGTTGTATAAATAGGCGTTATATCGTTAAATGTACCGCCTTTTTCAATGTAATACTTCTTGCTAGTTCCTAATCCAATATAGCTAGATCCAGCGCCAGAATCGCCATCTAACCATGCCCACATAGAACGGCAAATACCAATAAAGGTGCTAGTAGATTGTTTTACCCAACCGCCAATCTTTTCTGGAAATCCAGAACGAAAACGTACTTTATCTCCGTCATACCAACCGCCTTCGTTAGAATAGTCAGTACCTTCTCGGTTAAGACCAGGACGGAATTGCAATTTCTGGAGAGGCATGGTTTACCCTAATATTTCTTTGGCTTTCGCAATTTTCGCTTTGCGGTCATCTAATCCAATTAAACCACCGTTAATACGCTTAGTTATTGTCTCGTAATCTCCAGTATCTGCCAAGTCATTTAAGCCTTTTTTGTTCCAAAACCAGCCCGCACTTAGACACGCATATTCAGGAGTACTAAGCAAATCAGGATTACTGAGAAGATCCACACCAATACCAGATCCGCAGTTTGCATAGTTTTCCTTCCCAGTTAGCTGGATAAGACCTCTTCCCAAATACTTTGCAGCTTCTTCTTCGCTGGTGTTACCTAATCTGCCGTTGTAAACTTTACCAGCAATTTTGGCTGGTTGGCGAGCATACTGGTCAGCAATCTCTTTTGTAGGAAAACGGCTAGGCCAAGTCTTCATCAATCCTTCTGCGCTGTAATTCAAATTCTCTTGGAGCACTTTAAAGTTACCAGATTCATGAGCGCATTGTCCAATAAAGCAAGCCTGGCGTTGAGTGGTATTAATACCATATTTGGCAAAAGTATCCATTAATGGCTGATACCATTTATCAGCATCAATACCTAACGCTGTTATTTGTTCATTTGTCATCATCTGATCCTATTTTGATCCCTGTAATTAGACCAATAAATCCACCAACAATAGTTTGAAAAGCTGGTCCTATAATTTGAAACACTTTGTCTGTATCAAAATTAGGATCCCAAACTGCATAACCAAACATTAATAGCATAGATACAACAATAGCTACCAATGACCAAGCAGCAATAATCATTATGTGGTCTTTAGAATTCATTGCTTACTCTTCATGTCAATAATTTTTTCTAAGGTCCTTCCACCGAAATAGAAAGACATAATTAACATTCCCCATTGACCTAATAGTTCAACATAGGTTTTGTTTGTATCAATATCAAAAGCAGACATCATTGCAAAAGTAAAGTAACCTACTAAAATAGCAATTAACGTCATGGGACGTATATTTTTAGCCAGCCAACTATCAGATGCCATATCCGCTTGAGCACGTTTTGTTACTTCTTGGCTATCTGCCGTGTCTGCTGCTAAGTCTGCTAGGTGTCCTTGTTGTTGTAGTTCTACTAGCTTGGCTTGTGCTTCTGCTTTTGCAACTGGATCTGGAATAACTTTATCCAGGATTTTCATTCCTACGCCAATAATATCGTCTATGCCAAACATATTAATAATTTCCCATAATTAAAATTGCTGCAATAAACCAAATAAGTAATGATATAAAAATCCATATCCATCTTTCATCATTCATTTGATACCCCAAGTCAAATACCATGCAATTAATGCTGCTAATGCAAAACAATAAAATTGCACTCTACGAACTTCTTTTAAATCGTGCTGAAAAGCTTCATTAGCCTTGCGTTCCATGTTCTCAATGTCTAGCTTAATCTTTAATAATGCTTCCCATTCTTTAGCACCGTACTTCTTTACAAAGTCGATCTTTAGCTTTGCTTCCTGATCGCTAATTTGCTTCTTTTGTTGCCAATCTTCTAATGCTTTAATTAATGCTGTTTGCTTCTTATGCTCTGCTTCTTTAGCCGCTCGGCGTCTTTCTTGGGCCTTGCGCTGTGCTACATCTATTCCATCCTGCTGTATACCTTCAATACTTTTAGATAACCCTTTGCTTGCCTCTCGACTTGCATCAAGGCTTCCGCTAAGAGTCTTTACTCCTTCGGTGATTCCAAACGGATCTGCCATGATTCACTTTTATTCGACCTCGTTAATCGTTGCTGTTGATGTGTCTCTATCTAATGTTAAATATCCATAACAAACTACATTCCAATCCCCACCACTAGGGTCAATTTCGCTATAGGAAGGCACATTTAATTTAAAGTGTTTTAATAAATATTCTTTATCATTTTCAAATACACGCCAAACATGGTCAATAGTTCCACGACCTTCTATGCCTCGTGTTTTGTTAAAACGAATACGGTATTTGTTCATTAAATATATTTACCACCAGCCCAAGCATTAAAAAATACTGTCCCGTCTTCTAACGCTTCAATTTCGTGCCATTCATTAGCAACTAAACTTACAGGCTGGCTTAATGGAGTAAGAATATGCTCTTTACCTTCTTTGCGAACTATGCAAGAACCAGCACAACAAACAGTAGCATGAGAAAATAAATGGCTATGCTTAGATAAGCCTTCCCCTTTATTAACGTGCCAAATTGCTATTGATCCAGCATCATATTCAAAAGAATGAGTAGAAACTTTATCTATTGTCATTAAATCACCGTTGTACCAGTTGATGTAGGTTGATTTTGGGCTGCTCTAGCTGCTGCTTCTGCTGCTGCTGCTTGGTTTGCTGCAATTTGATTGTTATATACAGTTACGCAGTTATTAGCCCAATCAGGTAAAACATTAATAACTTCATTAGCTGGTTTTGTAAAATCAGAATTATCTTTAAATTCAATCCAACCAAGATTTACTTTCCATTGTAATGCGTGAACATTTGATGGAATTCCAGTAGTAGATAAATCTAATCCAGCCAAAGCCATGCCATCTACATAAACTGCATTATCTTCATTAATAATAGTTAAATTCATTTGTTACTCCCAATATATTTAGGCTCGTTGTCAATATTTGCTTTTGCTGTTTCCAATAATATTTTTTGTGATGCTTCATTAGCTTTAACCATTTCGTTTCTAAAACTTTCTACTGCTGCACCTGTATGTCTTTGTTGTTGACTATTTTCAATCATCATTACGGGCATCCAAGCTATTGCACATCCCCATTCGTTCATATCTGTGCCAGTTTGTGGATGCTTGCCTTTTACTTCAATAAACCATGAGCAATCCCATAGTTTACAAGGCTCAAACCCATTTAAAGGGCAGTTTGATTTAGATTCTAGTTTCACTATTTTCCTTTTAGTTTTTAGTTGCAATAATATGGTCTACATATTGAACTGCTAATGTAACTGCTGAAGATGATGCTGAACCTGAAATAGAGTGGGTATGTGAACCACCGCCACCAGTATTATTAGTACTTGCTGTAGCAGCAGAACCAGATTGATAATTATATTGAATACCAGTGGGTGGACCGCCACCACAGTACTGCCAAACAGGAACACCATGACTATGACTAGGCATTTGTGCAGTAGAAATCGTAGTTGCTCCAGCACTTAAACCTGATACGTTAATAGTTGGTGTTTGGTTTGCAAAACAAGTGCTAAATGAAGATGATCCACCAGTAGAAGCTGTTCCATTAACAATACGAATAGCATAATCATTATATGTAGTAGATTTAGTCCAACCAGTAGGTGCAGCAGTTTGTTGAAATAACATTGCTGTACCAGTTGGAAAAACTACCGTTGTCATGGTAGTTGAATCACTAAAAGTTAAGGTTGTTCCCGAAGTTGTAATTGTCATGTATTGCTCCTAAATTAAGGTGTACCGCCAGAACTTACAGTACCAAGCACTATTAAGTTACCAGAAGAATCTAATGATGCTACGTTTGAACCATTGTAATTAAAATAAAGTTGTGTTCCAGTAGGTGTTACATTCCAACCGCCAGTATTAGCAATAGAAGTTGCTACTGAAAGATTTACTTGGACCATTGCACTACCTGTGCAATAAGCAAAAATTGTTTGACCGTTTGGAATAGTTAAAGCAGACCCGCCAACAGGTTTAAAATAAGCTATAGCGCTAGAATTAAGGCTATTAGTAATTACATATAACTTTTGAACTGCTGGGCAAATAACACTATAACTAGCATTTTGATTACCAGTAATAACAACTACAGCATTCCTGGCTTCATCTGATGTACCGTTGTAATTTGATAAAGTGTAGTCAGCATTAGCCATTGTTATGGTTGTTTGACCAACAATAGCTTGCTCTAACAACGTGCCTAAGTTATTATTGGTCGTGGTTCCCCAAACACCTGATTGATCTCCGTTGCCGATAAGTTCTAGCTTTAAACTAGTCGAGTATGTTGATGACATATTATTCCTTATTGACTATTATTAATAGGTATCCATGTTATGGTTTGGTTATCGTTAATGATAAACCAACCACCACCTAATGGACTATCAATAACAGTAACTACTTCATTAATAGATGAAACAAAAGAAGCTATTACTGATGGTAAATCAGCACTATTGATGTTTTCAGATGCAGAACTTATAAAAGCTGCAACAACTGTTTTATTATCCACAATGGTTGAATTTTCGACAACTGAAACATTCCAGCCACCAATTTGACTATTAGCTATTGTGCTTCCTTCAGTTACCGATACTATATAAGTAGGCAATCCCAATGGACTATCTGATATTGAAGATATTGCTTCTAGAATACTAACTGGATATGATGCTGCTTGAATTGATACATCAGTAAAACTAGAAATATTTTCTACAACAGCAAATACAAAAGTACCAAATCCAGTAGAATAATCAGCCAATCCAGTATTTTCTGTAATTGCTACATTCCAACCACCAATTACAGCATCATTTAATGTATTTGATTCAGATATAGCACTTATAAAATTAGCAATAACAGTTGGTATATCTGAAGAGTTAATAGATTCAGAAACAGATCCTACAAAATTTCCTGCTGCTGCATTAACATCATTAGATGTTAAATTTTCTGTAATTGATGCTAATCCAGTATAAGAAGGAATATCTGCCATTGCAGAAATGACTTCAGTAATAACGGTAATAAATGTTGCAACTACAACTTCGCTATCTGTTTCAGTAATAATATTTTCTGAAACAGAAGCAGCATATACAGTTCCAATTGCTGCATAAGGAGACTGTGAATATGGGCTTAATCCGTACATTATTTAGCCTTTAGCAATTCAATTTCTAACCGCAATTTTTTTACTTCTTTAGCTAGTTCAATAGCAGCTACCAAAGCAGCGTTACCATAAGATACGGAAAGCATACCTTTATCATCAGCATTTACAGCTTCTGGTAATACTTCCATTAAAGATTGAGCAGTTACACCAACTTCACGCCATTCTTTACCAATACGGCTATAAGAACCATGTTTAACTTCAGATAAATCATCAAGAAATGTATCAGGCAAATCACGCCAATTTTCTTTTAATCGTTCATCTGATGAAGAAACTACTGATACTGCAGTTAAAGCACCAGTAGAAGCATTATAAGAAACAGCGTTAGTTACAGATACTGAAGCAATTGTTTGTGTTCCAGAAGTAGCAGATGATCCAACAAGATAATATGTGGCATTTGTAGTTGTTGGTGTTACGGTAGCTCCAGCAGAAACTGTAGTCCAAGTAGGAGCTGCTGCACTTCCAGCACTTGTTAAAACTTGACCTGATGTTCCGTAACCAGTTGTTCCGCTTAATGCTGGAGTTGTACCTAAGTTTGTAGATAGTCCAATAGCTCCTGAAGCATTGATTACATGAGCTGATTGACCTGTAGTTCCCCAAGCCATGTAATATTTATATCCATTTCCAGAGCCAAAAGTAATATCTCCATCATGGCCTGAAAAATAAACGCCATTGTTAATACTAAAAAAATCAGCAGGAGTAGAAGCACTAAACACGGATGAGTTCATACCAAACTCTCCGTAATACGAAGAGTCTGTTCCTAGGTCATTGGAAAGCACATAGTTTGTAGATGCGCCAGCCGTGCCTGATTTGTTTTGTAAAAGCGTTTGTAAATAACTTCCAGATACTGATGCACCTGAAACAAATGGGCTATTTGAGGCATTAAATGACAAAACAGGAGTTGTACTTGTATATGAGTTTGTTGCTAATTGTGGAACAGTTGCAGTTCCTAATGAGTCTTGATATACAGACTTAGAAGCTGTGTAGTCTATCCAAACTGTAACTGTTCCAGAAAAAGTAACCGCTGTATTAGAGTTACTTGATTGAAGAACAGTAGTTCGAGTTAAAACTGTCCCAGAACTTGCATAAGTTCCAAGACCAGTTTCCCAGTTAGTACCATCCGTTGCAGAGTAATAAGTAGTATTAGTATTACCTACTACGGCAAAAGATTGGTAGCCAGTTACTGTTCCACTTAAGGAAAAGCTTACAGTTGTATTGGCTGTACCAGTTTGTAATACTCTGTCATAAACGACTAAAGCCATAATTGGCTCCTAAATTAAGACGTTGCTGTGGTCGTATAAGTAACTGCTAAAGAATCACCGTTGGCAACAATTTTGCTACCGCCAGTAAAGCTTCCTGCACTATACAAAATACCAGTTGTTGTATCTTTGGTAGCTGAAGCAGTTGCACCAGAGTTAATAAAACAACCAAAAACAGTACCACCGCTAGTCATTGAAAATGTCAATGCAGAAGCAGTTTTTGTAGTAATGTTAGTTGGTGTTGTACCACCGCTAGTAGCAGCTGACCATGATGGAGCTTGACGGTTTCCTGTATATGCAGGAGCATTAGATCCACCTACTTCAATCCAACCAGTATGGGAAGAAATAGTATCTGAAGCTACATAAACAACAGTAGAAGAGGAGCTACCTACTAAACCAAGGTAGTTAGCACCAGATGATGTACCACCACCAGTACTAGTTGCGCCAAAATAGTAATCAAACAATGCTTGTTTACCTACAGCTGTAACTAAGTTAGGAGCAATATCTTCCCATTTTAGATTACCATCTTTGTCATAGCATTTGACATAATAATGGCCTTGGATCCCTAAAGATTCTTGACCATCGCCAGCACGGGTAACGGAAGCAACGCTGCTGTCACCAAAATTTGATAATTCATTACTCATATAAACTCCTTAACTAATAGTTAGTACAGCGGTTGTTGATGTTGCTGTTGGGAAGGTAACGGTAAAACTTGATGTACAAGTAATATCATTGCCAAAATTTAAAACAAAAATAGAAGCATTAGTTGTACTATTGTAAATTAATGCACCCCTGGCAGTAAAGCTAACTCCTGTCCAAGCTGCATTATTAAACGATATCCAGCCAATATTATTAAGCGTATCTCCAGTAGGAGGGTTTGAAATAGTTAATGCTAAACCTCCAGCTGTATATCCAGACGATACAACTTCATTGCTGCTGGTATAAGCTGTGGTTGTATTATTTAATGTAGCCAAGCCTGTATAAAGCGCAATTTTGTATGTATATGGGGACGTAAGAGTAAAGTTTTCTAACCCACTTAATAAATTGGTTTTAAAGGTTGTTGTCTGGGTTTGAACGATAGCCATTATGAACGTCTTCCGCTAACGTCTAACTTAGTCTGACCATCACGATAAGCATCACCACGCTCAAGACCATCGCCAAGGCGTTTAGCTAAATCAAGAGCTTCTGCGTACTTATCTTCGTAATATTTAACCAAATCAGCTTCGCCCTTCATAAACAGCATAGCTTCACGCATAGATCCGTACAAAAGTACTGGGTCAAAATTATCACCTAACCAACTTGTGCCAGTAGAGTTATTAACAGTAAGTACGCTAATGGAAAACCCTGATCCTGAGTTTCCAAGATAAGAGTTTGATACGCTTAATGTGTCACCCGACACATAAAATTGTCCACCGCTATTAATAGTAACGCCTGATATTGTTTGATTAGAAACAGTAAATGTAGCAGTTGCACCAGAACCTGATCCGCCTGTTAATGGTACGTTTTCGTATGTACCATTGGTATATAAAGATCCTGCGCTATAAGATGTATTAAGCGTTGCAATAATGCCTTGAACAATTGATGGTGGGTAAAAGAAATAATGTAATTCAGCTGTATAGTTTGAATCTGGAGTAGGTCCAAGAATAGCTGTTAATTCATTAGGTTGTGCTGTTTGCGGACCAAAAATTGCATAATATTTTGGCAAACCATAATATGCAGATCCTTGATTAGGATATGCTTCACGAATAAAGTTAACGTCTTTATTAAGCAAATAAGTGTAATTGCCAGATCCATCAACAACTGCTATTGAATACGTTGATAGCCAATCAAGCGGTAAAGATAAATATTTATTGCCAGAAGTAACTGATCCCGTTACATTTTTACGAATAGATGGAAAATTAATCGTATTAAAAATACGTTCTTCCGCTTGTTGTACAAACGTAGGAATGTTAGCAACGAATAAGGCTTCCGTATTTTCGGAATAATCTTGTATCGCTTGATATAACTGGACGTAATTCATTAGGCCATTGGTCCTCTAGACTTAATACCTTTAATAGCAGCTCCATGACCACGCATAACAATGCCTTCAGTTTTTTCTCTGCCAATACCATAAGCTACGCCATTAGATAATGGATCTGTAATACTTGCATCCTGAGCAGATCTAGTTCTGCTTAATATGCCAGATTTCATTGGAGCTTCACCAGCAGCTACGCTTTCGCCATTCTTGGCATACATTTCAGCTGGGCCATTATCACGGTTAGCACCTACATGAATAGATGGACTATTCTTTTTAGTAGGTTTTACATTTTTTGCGGTTGCCATATTAACGACCTCTTTGGTTATTAGCACGAGCCATGTTACGACCAACAGCTTTCAAAGCTTTGCCAGTTACACCACCCTTTTTAAGGGATATTTTTGTGCCTTTGCCACCTTTGTGCTCTTGAGCATCATGCTCTTTAAAAGCTTTTTTAATCATAGCAACGTCTTGTTTCTTATCCATTGCCATT